TACTCAGGATTTAGATACTGGAGAAGTATTTAGATATGACGATACTGGACTACATGAATCAGTTATAACAGGAGTACAAAGCCTGATGGTAGCTGATGAAATATGGGGTCATAACTCTATAGGGTTTGACTGTGAAGCGATCTTGCAATGTTATCCATTTTTTAAAGATAGTAAAGCCAAAGTGTATGACACTTTAATTTTATCCAGGTTGTTCTTTATGGACATGTTGGATAGAGACTTTAGATCTAAACCACCTAACATGCCAGCTCAACTCTATGGCAGACATAGCTTAGAAAGTTGGGGACATAGATTAGGTAAATTTAAATCTGACTTTGGTAAACAACTTCATGGAGACTGGTCTACTTACAGTCCTGAGATGTTGGATTATTGTGCTCAAGATGTTGAGGTTTCAGTAGCTCTTATAAAGACTTTTGAACCAAAGCTAGAGCAATATAAAAAGCCAATAGAAACAGAGCATAAATTAGCTAAGATAATGTCTTGGCAAGAAAGAGAAGGTTATCCGTTTAATGTAGCCCTCGCTCATAAATTAGAAAACAAAATAAGAGTAGAACTTGAACAGCTCTCAGAAGAGATGCGGTCAACCTTTATATGGGTTGATGGAGGACATTTCACACCAGCTCGCCCTAATCAAAATAAAGGGTATGTAACTGGTGCTGAATTTTGCAGACTCAAAGAGTTCAACCCAACCAGTAGGCAACATATAGCATTTGCTTTTAAACACTTTCGAGGTTGGGAACCTTTAGAAAAAACAGATACAGGCAGACCAAAAATTGATGAAAAAATTTTGGAGGAAATAGATACTGAAGAATCTAAAAAATTTGCAAAAATACTAACTTTGCAAAAACATTTAGGTCAGTTATCTGAAGGAACTAATGCCTGGTTAAAACAAGTAGACAAAGAAGGAAGGATACATCATAGCTGTATTCTCAATACAAATACTGGTCGCATGGCTCACATGAGACCTAACCTTAGCCAAGTAAAAAGTGACAAAGAATCAAGAGAACTTTTCAACCCTGGACCAGATCGTGTCCAAGTTGGAGCTGATGCTTCTGGCCTCGAACTACGCTGTCTTAGTCATTACCTTGCAAGGTATGACAATGGTGCGTTTGCGAAGGAAGTTGTTGAAGGAGACATTCATACCTACATGGCGGGAATATCTCAAGTCAGTCGTAAAACTCAAAAATCGGTAACTTATTGCCTCATCTATGGAGGAGGAGATTTTAAGTTAGGTCTTACCGCTGGAGCATCTAAAAAGGATGCCGTAAAAAAAGGTAAAGATTTACGAGGAAAACTTCTTAAAGGTATTAAAGGTTTAGCTGAATTAAATGAAGCGATACAAACAAGAGCACAACATGGAGTAATTAATGCCATTGATGGCAGACCTATCAGATTACAAGGCAAAACTTACGCTGCATTGAACTATCTTTTGCAGAGTTGTGGAGCTGCTATTTGTAAGGCTTGGCTATTAAGAAGCAACGAATTACTTAAAGAAAACAATATTGATTATTGGCCGTTGGCATTTGTCCACGATGAGATGCAACTCTCAGTTAAACCAGAGCATGCAGAGAAGGCATGTGAATTAATAAAACTAGCAATAAAGGATGTACGAACAGAGCTCGCTTTTCGATGTGAGCTCGATTGCGATACCCAAATCGGAAAAACATGGGCCGACTGTCATTAAGACATGTAAGACATGTGGAGAAACTAAACCCGATAGTGAATTTGAAAAGGCAGATGGTAGACATAGAGCAACTAGAAATAGATGCAAAGTTTGTTTTAAGAAGCAAGCAATACTTAGACGAAAACTAAGAAAAGAAAATCCACCACCAGCCCCAGGTGTTTGTCCTATTTGTAAGGAAGAAACAACTGCTTGGGTATTAGATCATTGTCACCACACAGATACCTTTAGAGGATATATGTGTAGGACTTGCAATGCAGGGATAGGTTTACTCCATGACGATATTGAGGTTCTTAATCGAGCCGTAAATTATCTCACTAAATAATGAAACCACTAACACTATTAATAGACGCAGATTATTTTTTTTATCGGGCAGCTGCAGCTTCAGAACTTGAACTGGATTACAGTCAGGATTTGACAGTTGTAGTTGGTAATTTTTCCCAGGGTAAAAAGATTGTTGAAACAGAGATCTCACAATTATGTGAACGCTTTGATACTGACGATGTATTACTTACCTTTACCGATCAAACAAATTTTAGAAAATGTGTAGACGAAACATATAAAGGTAATAGAACTAAACGCAAACCAGCTGGATACCTCAAGTTAAAAAATTGGGGTATGACTAACTGGCAATCACTCATGAAGCCAGCTCTTGAAGCTGATGACGTTTGTGGTATCTTGGCAACCAATAAAAGTCTAGAAAACTTTGTGCTTATCTCTCCTGATAAGGACATGGAGCAAATACCTTGTCGGTTATACAACTTAAAAAAAGAATGGACTCAAACTCCTGAAGCAGCTAAGAAAAAACTATTTCAACAGACTCTAGAAGGAGATCAATGCGATGGTTATCGAGGTTGTCATGGAGTTGGACCAAAAAGTGCCGAAAAAATTTTATCCAAAATTGAAGGTGAAGCATATTGGCCAGCTGTAGTCGAAGCTTTTTTGAAAGCAGGGCAAACAGAAGCCGATGCTTTAAAAACTGTAAGGCTTGCCAGGATTTTACAAGCTGAAGATTGGGATGCGGATAAACAAATGCCAATTTTATATACACCTTGAACTTAACTAAACAAGAACTCACCTTAATTAAAAATCATTTATTAAATAAACGAATGTACAGAGGAGCCAAGTTAAATCTTGGGACTGTTGTATGGGAAGAATGGATGGATGATTTTTTAAAAAAAATTCAAAAAGAATTAGATGTCAAAGTACTCACCTAACCACTACCAAAGAGGTTACATAGAGGTCTGGGATTTTATAGAAGATCAGGATCTCGATTACTTTCTTGGGAATGTAATTAAGTATGTATGCAGAGCTGGATATAAACCAGAGGAGCACATGCTTGAGGATCTCAAGAAAGCCAAAACATATCTCAAGAAAAAAATTTCAATTATTGAAAAAGAAAATGACGCACTATGATTTTCAAGGTCAGGCGATCCAGTTTAGATTACAAATGGAACAGCCTATAGGTAAACACATAGCCAATTTAAGGCTACAAAGAGAACTTATTCGTGAAGAATACTGGGAATTTAATCAAGCTCTAGCGGATTATAAACCAGATGATGATGCTCTTAAAGAACTAGCAGATTTAGTTTTTGTTTGTTTCCAATATGCTACCGCTGCTGGTTGGGAATTAGATCAAGCTTTAGACAGAGTATTTAAAAGTAATATGTCAAAGTTAGAAAATGGAAAGCCTGTCAAAAATGCACAGGGAAAAGTAACTAAAGGTCGAAATTACAAACCCCCTTATTTAGAAGATTTAGTATGAATAAATTTATAGCTCGTACTGGGCGAGTTCAGAATTGGATTGATAATCCTGAATCACGTTTACCTGTTAGCTGCACAGTCTTTGTTGTTGAAGATTCAATGGAGGGTCAAGATGGGATCGAATCGTCTTTACGCTTTACTAGCTTTGCTCTCAGACATGCAGCGGGAGTTGCAATCCACCTATCCAAACTACGACCAAAAGGAACTGAGAATGGCAAAGGTCTTGTTGCGAGTGGCCCTGTCTCGTTTGGAAAAATATACTCGGTAATGAATGAAGTATTGAGAAGAGGTGGACAATATAAAAATGGCTCGATTACGCTTCATTTAGATTTATGTCATCCAGACATCTTAGAATTTATAGAAGCTGATAGAAGCGAATTACCCTGGGCGAAAAGATGCGTAGATCTTAACCCTGTTATGTGGTATCAAGCAAGTCAAGAAGTTAAAGATGCTTTATTGATTGCCATTAAAAGTGGAGATGTTTGGTTAAATAAAATTAAATATAATGGAAAATTTGAAAGAATATATGGAAATGTTTGCTTAGAAATCTACCTCAGATCTAGAGGTACATGTTTGCTCGAACATATAAATTTACCGCAATGTGAAATTGAAGAATTATCTTCAGCCTTCATAAGAGGAATGACTGAGCTATGTGAATTACATAAGAAAACAGGTGTAGGAGATTCAGGAGAATACTTATCACCTGAAGAGGACAAGCAAGTTGGATTAGGAATACTTGGTCTAGCTAATCTTCTTGCACAAAACAACATTACTTATAAAGAATTTGGACAACAACTTTCAGTCTTAAATAATGGAGGACAAGTAAGTGATGAGCCAGCTGGGAAGTTAGCTTATGCTTTACAACAAGCAATAAACAGTTCAGCTGTAGTAGCAAGACAACATAATATGCACAGAGCATTTTGTATTGCTCCAACAGCTACATGTTCTTATAACCATACAGACAAACTTGGCTTTACTACTACCCCAGAGATAGCTCCACCTATAGATAGAAGTGTTGATCGTGACTCAGGTACTTTCGGTGTAACCAGCTATGATTATGGCTTTGTCGAGACTGCAGCTGAAGTAGGTTGGCATGACTTTAAAAGAGTTGCCGATGGTATTGTTACTCTCTTTAGTAACACAGGATTATTTCATGGCTACAGCCTAAACACCTGGTCAGATGTTGTTACTTATGATGAGCAATTTATAGAAGAGTGGTTACATTCACCACAAACAAGTATCTACTACAGCTTACAAGTTACAACAGATACTCAACGTAAAGATGATGTCTTATCTTTTTTAGATGATGAATATAAAGATATATTTGAACCTTTATCCACAGAATGTACCGAAGATTTTTGCCCCAGTTGTGCTGAATAATGACATCCCCTTATACAAGATTAGTTGAACGAAAAAGAAAATGGACCCCTGTAGCAGTAACTAAAGGTAAGGTAGTAGAAGGATCTGAAGATGCTCTCTACCGAGCCTTAGCTCTACGCACTTTAGAATTGCCAGTAAAAGAATTTTTACAAC